CCTAATGTTCCTTTTGCTGGAATGAAAGTAGTAGAATTGGTTATTACTAATCCAGATCATGCAGAAGATCATCCTACTAAGGAGGTTGATGTTGCTATTGGAGTTGATATTGGTTTCAAGTTGAATAAAAGTACAGGAAACTATGAGTTAATTGCTGATAAACAAACATGGGATAAGAATGTTTCCATTGAAAGATTTGTTGATAAAGTTACTCAACAGTATGCTAGAATGATAATTCATTCGTCCTTAAAAGAAAAGGGATTTCAAGTAGAAGAAGAATGGGAAATGGATGATCTATCCATTGAATTAGTGGCCACTAGATGGGATTAAATTAATGACAACTAAAAAACAAAGACATCAAGTAAAATCCAGATGGTATTATATCTTCTGGGGTGCTGCTACAGTATCAGTATTCGTGGGACAAATGTATGTTGGTACAGGATATCGTAAGATGTCAAAAAGTTTTAATAGGATTATAGATACTATCGTAGTTGAATATGAGAAATCATATGATAAACCAAGATTCTATTGACAAATTGAATGATTCGTCCTATACTGAACGAGATTATTGGGAAGGTAGGGTTCCTGATGAATTATTTGAAGAATTCCTTCAAAAGTACGGATATGACTACACTCCTTAGTGTGGGTTGACAGATCCATAAACCTACTATATAATGTATAGTATAAACAAATAACCACACCTTTCGTGGTTATTATAAATTCGCCAAACGAATTAAAATGACAAAATACAGCACAAAGAACTCAAAGTTCTATCCTATCCAAGATGATTGGAAAAAATTATCAGATAAGTATAAGAACAAAATCCCTGCAGGGGTAAGAATTTACGGAGAACAGGTCGATAAAGTATATAATGTTATCGATTGGATACGTGAAGGTATATTTGATAATATTGTTGAGAAATTAGAGAGAGATGGTTATTGGTTAATTCCATTATATGAATCAAGAAATTTTATTCATGGACTGGTATTGAAGAATCCAGAAGGATCTGTTATAGACAAATTATATAATAGAGACTTTTATCCAAAACATTTTGAGAAACTATTTTCAGGTGATACTGGTAGTGAAGTTGTAGGATTTGATCCAGTTCTTGCTACTATTGGTGATCTCTTAATAGATTTGAGAACACTTATAAGTGTAAATTGGGATGCTCGTCATAGAGGAGTTGGATTTATCTCAGCGAGTAAAGGTGGTCAAGTGGCAGAGAATCAATTCCATAATTGTATTATAATCAAGAAAAATGCACCCAAGTCCATAAGACCTGAGATGGTTGCAAATGTTTACTTTAAAATTAAAAATGATTCAGCAAAAGACTTATCTCCAGAAGAAAAGTTTGTTGCAGAAGTAAGAGCAGATAACAAAGATGCTTGTCAATGTTTCTCAGCATTAATCGCTGCAAACATCAGAATTGCAACTGATAAATTACCAGAACTTGATGAGGGAAATCCAATTACGATGACAGGAATTGCATTATTCCGTTCTGAATATCAAGGTAGAGGTCTTGGTCGTGGTAGGCATCTTCCAGAAGTTGTTAAATCACTTAAAAAAGTTAAGTGGCCTGTATCAGAAGTAAAAACATATTCAATGTATTTGATACTAGGTTACTGTAAACTTCTTCAATTAGATGAAACTTATAATGGTGAATTCGGATTTGATAATGATATTATGGTTAAAGCATTAGAATGGGGTTATAATACCTATGAGGGTGAAGCAAAACCAAATTATTATTGTACACCTAGAGCAAGTGGATTAGTATATCCTAGTGTTGCTTATCATTTAGGTAGAATGTATAACAGATACCTTGTATCTCAAGGTGCTGATGTATATCAAGGTGGTGATAAGGACATGGATGTAAAATATAATAAAGGAGATATAGTATGTGTTGAAGATGGAGGTCAAGGTTTAAATCTTGATGAATATATTGATCTTCCTGATGGATTTAAGACACAAGTTGGTGTTGATGTAACTAAATCGACAAAACCAGTTGAGTATGATTTCTCTGAAATTGAAAACTCCATAGAAGAACCAGCAACAGTCTAAACCAGTCCACAAACTGCCACAAGCCCCCTACACAGGGGGTTTTTTTATGCTATTATATAAATGTTGAGGCAAGTCTCAACTGCTCTAATCCCCTTTGGTAGTTTCAGGGTTAGGGGCGATAGGAAACTACCACTATTCACTTACTAATTGTTACCTATGCCAACTGCATCTATAGCGAAGAAAACAACAACTCCTCGTAAAGGACGCACCCGCAAAACAACAACAACTCCTCTAAATAAGACAGTTGCTAAACCAATTGTGGCAGAAGTTAGAGAGGTTAAAGTATCAGATACTCCTGAAGTATCACAACCAGTAGTAAAAGAGTCTGTCCAAGTTCGCCCTGCTCAACCTAACCTAAAATGGGAAGATTATAGGGATGATGTTAAAGTTCGTTGGCAAATACATCAGTATGAAACCAAAGAACTCTGGAATGATTTGATAAAAGGTTATGAATTTACTAAACCATTTGTTGGTAAATCTGTTACTTATGTCAAAGATTCTTACAATAAAGCATTTAACTAGGACAGTTCTGAAAGCTGCACACTAAAGACCCTTCGGGGTCTTTTTTTATGTTATAATACAATTATTGAATTTTTTATTATGACTGACGGTAACACAACTGTTAAATTAAGTGATGTACTTAATTATATTAAAGGTGCTAGTCACGATGATATGGTTAAAATATTATTGGAAGTATTATCTTGGTTTAAATTAAGAAACTTGGGTAATCCTTTCAATTATAATAGAGCATTTGAGTTTATTGTTGCAATTAATTTGGGTTATGTACTATTACCTGTTGGTGGTGGTTCTGATGCAGTTAATCCTAATGATCCTAATGATACTATTGAATTAAAAGGAACAGAGTATAAAGGATTAAATAAGAAAAATAAAGAGAAATCTCATAGTTTTAGTTATAATGGAACAAGTAGAAAACCTACTTTAAAAGAACAGGAAGAACATTGTAAGAAAAAGATTATGAGAGATAAGTATCATTATTGGACTATGACTGATTATGAGAATGGTGAATTGGTAAAAACTCTTAAAATTAAAAATAGTGATGTGTGGACATTAATTTGGACAAAATGGGAAAAATCATGGTATAATGTGAAAGATGATGATCCTCGTATTGGTGGTAGTATTTCTACTAATTTATTGAAAAAGATGAATATTCCTTATGAGGTAATTACACATTAATGAATAATTTAGATAGTGGCAAGTTAATGTATAGTAAGGGTAATAATGATGAATGTTATACACCTCATTATGCTGTAAAACCTATCCTTAAGTATATTCCAAAGGATGTAATCGTATGGTGTCCATTTGATAAACAAGAGAGTGAGTTTGTTAAACAAATATCACAACAGAATGAGGTAGTTTACTCACATATTGATACAAATCAGGACTTTTTTACCTATGAACCTGATAATTGGGATGTGATGATTTCCAATCCCCCATTTACAAATAAGAGGAAATACTTTGAACGTGCGTTAACATTTAATAAACCATTTGCACTCATTATGACTAACACTTGGTTGAATGATTCTGCTCCTAAAAAGATATTTAAGGACAAGGATTTGCAGCTATTAATGTTTGATAAGAGGATGAAGTTTATCAGTCCTGATGGTAGAAATAACGATAAGATTACGTTTAGTAGTAGTTACTATTGTTGGAACTTATTACCTAAACAAATAATAATGGAAGACTTGGATATGACACCCAAGAAAGTGGCACAAGATATATCTAATCCACTAACGGATGTGTTATATTATAAGTAATGAGAAAGGTTTTATGATCACATTACGACCACATCAGAACGATACAGTCAACGCAATGTGGGGTAATGATAAAGGTCAGATCATTGTACCTACTGGTGGTGGTAAGACCATGTGCATGATTGATGATGCTTTATTATATCTTAGTAGTGGTCATAAGACTATCGTTGTAGTTGCACCTCGTATATTATTAGCAGATCAATTATCATCAGAATTCCTGGAGATTATACAGAAAAAGTATCAATTTATCAATGTATTACATGTACATAGTGGTGAAACTCATCATTTTAGTACAACTAAAGCAGATGTAATTAGTGAGTGGGATAAAGTTAAAGGTAACAAGATTATCTTCACAACATATCATTCTCTTCATAGATTAGTAGAGTCAGATATTAATGTTGATGTGATATACTTTGATGAGGCTCATAATGCAGTTCAAAAGAACTTTATTGAGTCTGTTGAGTATTACTCAATCTATGCAAAACGCTGCTACTTCTTTACTGCAACTCCAAAACATTCTAAGACTCCTTTTAAAATAGGAATGAATGATGAGGACATATTTGGTAAAGTATTGATCAATGTACCAGCACCACAGTTAGTACAAGGTGGGTTTATTTTACCACCTAAAGTAACAATCAAGAAGATAGATGAGATTGATGATTGTAGATTTAGGCACGAGAAAGATTGTGACCATGTATTAGATAGCATTGATGATTGTGGCAAGGATAAGGTACTTATCTGTGCAAGATCTACCAAACAAATTGTTAGTTTAACATCACTAACTGACTTCTGCATACAGTTAAGAACTCGTGGATATTCATGGATGTATATTACATCAAAGACTGGTGCAGTTGTTGATGGTAAGAAAGTATCTCGTGAAGGGTTCTTTAATACATTGAATGAATGGGGTGCAGATGATGATAAGAAGTTTGTAGTATTGCATCATAGTATATTATCTGAGGGTATCAATGTATCAGGATTAGATACAGCAATCTTCCTAAGATCAATGGACTATATAACAATTAGTCAGACAATCGGTAGAGTTATTAGAAAAGGTAACGCTGCCAAGACTTATGGGTTGATTTGTGTACCAGTTTATGATAGAGTGGGTATAACAACATCACGCAAAGTTGAGGCAGTTGTTGATACTGTTTTTAATAAAGGTGAGGCTGCTATTAGTATAGTAAGGAGTTAAAACAATGAAATGTGAAGTTAAATGTTACGTTGCAGGAACAGTATTTACTGTTGAATGTTATGCTGCTAATTATGAGGAAGCAAAGAAAGTTGCTCTTGCTCAACATCCAAATGCTAGGATAATGGGAGTAAATGCAAAATTCAAGTGACCATATGCCAGTTAATTTAGTGTCATACTTAAACTCAAATTCACCAATTTATATGGTATATTAATAATGTTCAATCTAAATCTCTTTTACGAAATGCACGAATCTACACTTGATCTATTCGAGAAATGTGCTATTGATCCCAATGATATTGAGGCACTAGCAGCATATTATGAGGTGACTTGTGATTACTACATCGCAGAATTTCAAGGACTTGAGGAGTATGAATAATGAGTAGGAAAATTCATACTGATGAGTATATGCAACCTGGGTGGGATGAATGTCCATCAGGTTGCCATCCATATATAAAAGGTTCCCGTCATAATAAGATTGGAATGTGGATTATGTGTACCTACTATGTGTTAATTATTGGCATGGTTGTTAGACTTATTCTTTTATTAAACACATGATCACTTCTTTATTAAATGGAGGGTAACTTAATGAGAGCATTTGAAACTATTCAAGACAGTTATGATCTTGAAACCTTACGTGAAATAATTGAACACGGTTGTGTATCAGGTGTTGC